ACTGGCATTGATTTTGTAGAGCAGCGTCGCGCCGAAGAGGTAGGTGCCGTCGACCGGGGCCACGAAATGGTTGTTCGCGGCGTCGAACGCCCCCTGATCGTTGTAGTCGGTGTTGTTCAGGCCGATCTTGGTCCAGGTCCCGACGCCGACATAGTTGTCGTAATTGGTGTAAGCCTTGAAGCGCGGCAGGCGCGGCTGGTCGACGATGCCGGTGGCGTTGTCGACGCTGAGCCCGTCGAAGTAGGTGCTGCCGTCGGCGGAGACTGCCAACCGGAAGCGGTCCGAGCCGAAGAGCCCCACCAGCGCCTTGGTCACGAAGCCGGTCTGCAGCGTCAGGCCGAGATCGTCGCCCGACGCCTCCTTGTTCATCGTGTAGAACAGATCGCCGGTCCCACCCTCGGCCACGGTCTTCGCCGTCCAGAGCGCGGCGTTCAGCTTGGCCGAGAACGGGTTCGACGCATCCGCAGACGTGCCGAGCCCAAGCAGAGCGAGGTTCTGCAGCGCCGCAGGCGTGGTGCCGACCCAGCCCGCGCCGTCGTAGACCAGCAGCAGTCCCTCGTCCTCGACCCACGCACGCCAGCCAGTCCGTGGCGGCAGGCGAAGCCAGGCGCCATCGGTCCAGAGCGCGACGTTCAGGTCCCAGCCCGCCCAGTCGCCGGTGGCGCCGGAGGCGACGATGTAGCGGTCGCCATCGGTGGGGCTGGCGGGCGGCGCAGTCAGGTCTCTGTCGAGCACCGAGAGCTGGACGAGTCCGTCGAGGATCCGCAGCGCCTCGTTGTGGGTGACGTGCTTCTGGGCCTGCGCCGCGAGGATGTAGGGCAGCAGGAGATGGGTGGTGGCGTCGGACATGGGATGGCCTTCAGAGTATCAGCGTGACGGTCTTGGCCGCGCCCCGCCCCACGAGGGCGGAGAGCTGGCAGATGCGGATGTCGAGCGTGTCGCCGGGGCCGAGCGGCGCGCCCCAATCGGCGCTCTGCTGGGCGGTGGTGTATGCCGCGCTGGTCGTGGTCACGCTCAACACACGCTTCACGCTGGCGCCGTCTAGGATCTCGACCTCGTAGGCTTCGATCTCCTCTCCGAGCGGCACCTCGAGCCCACCCCAGCTGTCGGCCGCGAGCGCGCGGGAACGGCGCGTCCAGCGGATCGTCAGGTCGCCGGGCGAGCGGGGCTTTCGCCATGGCTGCTCCACATGAGCGACCGAGAACGGCCGCAGCCCGACGCCTTCAGGAGTGAAGGCTTTTGCCACGTAGGTCTCGTCGCTGACCGGACGGCTGGCGGGGCCGATGCGCCAGTTCCACGGGATGCCCAGGTCGGCCTCGGCGACGGGGAGCGTGGCGAGGCTGTCGTCGAGCACCACCACGCGCGCGTCTGCGGGTGCGGGGTTGCCCATCGCGCCTTCGGTGCCCCGCTGGCCGCGCAGGAGCCGGGTCAGACGATACCGACCCGGCGCGATGAGCTCGGCAGCGCCCGCCTGCACGATCTCCCAGACGCCGGGCGCGCTCTCGATGGCGAGCGCATTGGCGCCACCGAAGAGCGTCAGGTCGGTGACGTTTTCCAGCGTGCCGGTCAGCAGATCGACCACGAGCGCATTGCCGAGATCGAAGCGCGACGTGGGGCCAGCATAGAAGTCCGAGACCAGCATCCCGATCCGCGCGCGGCTGCCGAACGTGGTCAGCAGCTCGAAGCCATCGGTCGAGGGGCTGCGGAACACAGCCATCTCACCCGGCCACGGAATCGCATGCGCGGCGACCAGCGGCCGATGCGCGGGCTGGTCCTCGGTCAGCTGCGGCATGTCCATCAGCACCGCGTCCGGCGCGCCGAACACGACGGCCCGCGTCAGCGACGCCGCGCGGGGATCGCCGGGCGGCAGATCGTAGGTCGCCCGGTCCTGGCGGACCGCCTCGATGCCGCGCGCCTCAGCGTCTGCGATGGAGACCAGCCGTAGGTCCACCAGCCGTCCGTCATGCTCCAGCCGGACCGCATCGGCCGGATCGAGCGCGAGGCGCGAGGGCGGCAATCGGAACGCCGCCGTCTCGCGCCCCACCCACGCCTCGATCAACGCGCGGCGGCAGCGCCGCTCGGCCTCCTCGGGCGGCACCGCCATCGGAAAGCTCTCGGACGCGATCCGCGTCGTGTCCACCGTAATGCGCCGGGCTTCGACGAGGGCTGCGTCGTAATCCTCGTCGGCCCGCCCGACCTGCCATTTCAGGGCCTGCGGCAGTTCGGTCTCCTGGCCGCGGGTGAACTCGAGGACGTCGCCGTCCCGAGCAGCAACGAGATCGTCAGGGCTGACGGTGGCTACCGCGGCCCGGCCGCGCATGACGAAGCGGATCACCCCCTCGGTTTCAACGGCGTCGAAGCCGAAATGACGCGACAGCGTGGTGATCGAGGCGCGCGGGGACTCCAGAGCGCCGATCGCATAGCCCTCCACCGCGCCCCAGAGGCCGGTGACGTCGATGTGATCCTCGGGCAGCCCGGCGCGCAGGCAGAGGTGGCGAACGAGCGCCGCGAGCGACACCGCGCCGAGCCGCCCCGTCAGCCAGTGGCCGAGCCGCCAATTCGCGCCGTCCGTCCAGACGTCGGTCAGCGCGGGAAAGAACGGATAGGGCCGCGCGTCCCAGGTCCAGGCCGCGCATTCCGGCACATGCACCATCCGGCCGCCGTAGACTGAGGACAGCGGATTGTTCGCGGACTCGCCCCACCAGAGATACGTGGACTCGAGATAGGCGCGCTGGATCGCGTCATCGCGCCAGCCCCGCGAGAAATGCGGCGTGAAGCTCTCTGACGACTTCGGGTCGAAGAAGACGTTCGGCTGGTTCGTCCCCCGGTCGATAGCCGGGCAGCCCAGCTCGGTGAACCAGATCGGCTTGGACTCCGGCGTCCACGCCGTCGGCGTCCCGCTCTCCACCCCGCCCGGGCGGTCGTAATGCGCGTTCGACCACCAGGCGCGCAGATCCTTGTAGCGGAACACCCACGGCTTGCCGGCGGCACCGTCGGTGATCGGCGTGCGGACCTGCGCAGAGCGGTCGGCCGCGCTGGCATAGAACCAGTCGAAGCCTTCGCCGCCCGTGATGTTCCCCTGCAGGTAGGCCCGGTCGTAGATCGCGGGCCAGCCCTGTGCCGCGTCCGCATGCTCGAACCCGTCGCGCCAGTCCGACAGCGGCATGTAGTTGTCGATCCCGATGAAATCGATCTCCGGATCGGCCCAGAGCGGATCGAGGTGAAAGAACACATCGCCCGAGCCGTCGCCCGGCTGATGCCCGAAATACTCCGACCAGTCTGCCGCATAGCCGAGGCTCACACCCGACCCGAGGATCGACCGCACATCCGCGAGGAGGTTCCGGTAGGCCTGCACCGCCGGATAGCTGCTGGCGCCCGACCGGATCGTGGTCAGCCCCGGCATCTCAGTGCCGATCAGGAAGGCGTCGACCCCGCCCGCCGCCGCGCAGAGATGGGCGTAGTGCAGCACCATGCGGCGCAGGCCCCAGTCGCCGGGCGCGCCGGTCCATGAAACCGACTGACCTGAGACGCTGAAGCTCGCGGGCGTGGCTGCGCCGAACAGCGCCGCGACCTGGCTTGCGGCCGTGGCGGTCTTGTCCACGGTCCCTGCGAACCCCGCTGCAGGCGAACAGGTGATCCGGCCGCGCCAGGGGAACGCGGGCTGACCGGTCTCGGCCGCGTTGTCGGAATACGGGTTCGGCAGCGTGTTGCCGGGCGGCACGTCCATCAGGATGAACGGGTAGAAGGTGACGCGCAGCCCGCGCGCCTTCATCTCCTGGATCGCCTGCACGACGGCGAAGTCAGTCGGCGTGCCGCCATAGACGGGCCGATCCTGATCGTCGCGGCTGACGAGGAAGGCATTAGCGCGGCTAACGCCATTCACCGACCATGTGGCGGGCGTGGTCGACTTGGCCGTCACCTCGACGCCCGGCCGCACCTTGCAGGATCCCGCGCGCAGGTCGTCGCCGAACCAGGCGACGACCAGGCTAACGCTCTCCACGGCCGGGGCCATCGCCTGCAGCCGGTCCAGCGCCTCCACCATGTCGGTGGAGTCGGCCAGAGCGTTCAGGTTCTCGGGCACCGTCGCGCCGCCATCGGTCTTGCGGATCGCCTGCGTGGCATAGGTGAACTCGCCTGAGGCCGGGATCATTGTCACGGCCTGCACCAGCCCCTCGGCCGTGTCGGGATCGGCCAGTGGGCGGAACACCTCGAAGGAGAGCTGCGGCAGGCGGTTGCCGTAGGTCGAGAGCGCCAGCTCCTCGAAAACCACATAGGCGGTGCCGCGATAGGCGGGGGTGTTCGACGCGCCCATCTTCGTCGCGATGAACGGGTCCGCCGTCTGCGCTTCGTCGCCCGGATACCAGCGCCAGGTGACGCCGGAGAGGTCCATCGGCTTGCCGTCGGCCCAGATCCGACCGATCCCGGTGATCGGCCCCTCGCACAAGGCGACGGCGAAGCTGGCGTAGTAGAGATACTCGGTGGCCTTGACCTTGCCGCCCCCGCCGCCCTTGCCGCCGCCCTGCGTGGTGGTCTTCGTCTCCTCACGGAAATCGGTCGCCCAGATGATGTTGCCGCCCATCCGCATCCTGCCATAGAGCCGCGGTATGACCGCGCCTTCGGTGGCGGAGGTGATGCGCAGCGTGTCGAGCCGCGCGCCCTCGATGCGTTGCGTCGGCGCCAGCGACGAGATGATCCAGCTGTCGACGACCGAGCCGATGCTGGAGCCGATGAACCCGCCGATGGTCGCGGCGCTGACGCCAAGGATCGCGCCGCCGATCGAACCGCCAATGGCGGCGCCAGCGGCACCGAGGACGAGCGTTGCCATGTCGGGGTCTCAGCGTTGCGGGAACAGGAAAGCGAAGGCGATGCGCCGCCGCCAGAATGGGGTGAGCGGTTCCTCGATCACGCCGAGCCGCTCGTAGGCGTGGAGGAAGCTGTCGGGGCCGGTCAGGATCCCGACATGCTTCCCGATGGCGCGGGGCTTCATGCGGAAGAGGACCAGCGCCCCCGGACACGCCTCGGCGGGCGGCATCTCGATCATCATCGCCCGGGCGCCCTCGGCCAGCACCTCGCGCGGGCCGGTCTCGCCCCAATCCCGGCTGTACGGCGGGATCGGGAACGGCTCGGGGCCCACCACTTCGCGCCAGACGCCCCGCGCCAGCCCGAGGCAGTCGCAGCCGACGCCGCGCAGGCTCGCCTGGTCGTGATAGGGTGTGCCGAGCCAGGACCGTGCGATGGCGATGACGCGCTTCGGATCGGCGTTCACAGCACGGACCCCTCGTGGCCGCCGTCCTTCGTGGCGTAGCGGAGCACGGCGTCCTGGCCAGGAATATGCGGGAAGCCGCGGAAGTTGACGGTGTTCGCGAACTTCGCGCCACAGGTCTCCATACGCTTGTCGCAGCCCGCGCGGATGGTGAAGCCGTCACCCTCGGCGATCGCGCGCACCGGCGCTTCGAGCAGGGTGAGGATCGCGACGCCATCCGTGACGTCGTGGCCCAGCACTTCCGCGCGACGCCCCGCATTCGCGCCGCTCGTCCAGTCCAGCGTGCCGAAGGGGAACCAGCCGGAGGTGAAGCCGCCGAGCCCCAAGGCGGTAAAGGCCCGGTCGCGCAGGAGATCGATGACGGCGCCGGTGCCCTTGAAGGCCGGGTCCTCCAGATCGACGCCACAGCGCGCGTCCCCGAGCGCGGCGTCGCAGGTCGCCTGGAACGTCCGCCCGACCGTCTGGCCCAGCACATGCGCCAGCGAGCGCACCTCGGCGACGAAGGCGAGCCGCCCGCGCCGGATCTGCCCGATGGCGCCCCGGCGCATCAGCACGCGCTGGCCCGTGTCGGCCCAGTTCACCCGCCAGACCTCGACCTCGGCGTTGTCCCAGCGGCCATCCAGGATGTCGGTCTCGGTGATCCGGTCCGAGGTCAGCACGCCCTCTGCATCCTGCGCGTCGACGGACAGATCCGAGCCCGAGCGCACCTCCGAAGCCGTGAGCCCGCTCTCGGGTTCAAAGTCCGTCCCATCGATGCTGAGCGTCCGGTCGTGGTCGGTGAAGCCGAAGCTCACGGCGTCGGCGCGGGTAATCCGCCAGCACCAGGCAAGCGTCGTCGTGCCCTCGTCGAGATGGGCCTGCAGTGCGGGATCGAGGAATTTCATCGGCGCAGTTCCAGCAGTGGAATTGAGGTGATCGAGCCGAGCCGCTCGAGGTCGAGCGTCACGTCGAGCACGTCGGTGTCGAAGCGGACCGGCACGTCGAACTCGAAGCCTGCGGTGATCGCGACGCCAGCGCCCGGTGCGGCGCCGAAGGCGACGACGCCAGTCGTGGTGTCGACCGACCAGCCGGAGAGCTGCTCTACGCCCGACAGCGCGATGCGCACGGTCCCGGCGACCGGCTTGGCGATGGCGCGCGTCCAGGATTGAGCGCCCGAGGCGTAGTGCTTCACCAGCTGGAAGGCGGTTGTCGCGCCATCGCCGGTGCCGATCGCCTGGTCGGCGGGCGACGGCGTGCCCGAAGGCAGGCAGGACTTGTGGTCGCCCCAGTCCTTGAAGCGGAAGCCATGGAGGCGGCCGTTCCGCGCCTCGAAGAAGGCGACCACAGCCGCCAGATCGTCCGCGCGGCGGATGCCGTAGGCGACGTCGTAGCGGCGGCGTGAGTTCGCCCAGCTGGCGTTGCGTTCCTCGTCGCCCGAGGCAAGCTCGACGATCTGCGTGCGCCGTTCCGGCCCGCCCCGCGCGCCGCGACTGATGTCGTCGGGAAACCGGACCTCGTGGAAGGCCATCACATGCCCCTCCGCCCGAGCGACACGGCGCGGGCAATGTCCGCCGCCACCTGCGTGCGCGACTGCCGGAAGCTCTCGGCATCGCGGGCCATGATGGTGACGTTGACGCCGCCGCCGGTGCCGTAGGTCTGGGCCTCCCGCCGCGACAGCACCCGCTCGCCGCGTTGCAGGATTGCGGGCACCTCATCATGCCGAAGCCCGGCCATCCCGCCGGAATGCATCCGGGGCGCGGCGGCGAAGGCCATTGCCGGGACCATCCTCGTGGGCCCAGCCGATCCGACCATCCCACCCGCATGCAGAACGTTGGCGAAGATGCCGCCCGCCCCTGAGAACACGCCCGAGAGCGCATTGGCGATCGGCCCGAGGATGAACCGCCGCGCCGCGAGCTGGGCGAGATCGGCCAGCAGCGAGGTGACCAGGTCGCGGAAGTTCAGCTTGCCGGTCTTCACGAACTGGCCCACCGCGTTCTCGGCCGACTGGAAGGCGCCGACGAGGCTCTGGCCGATATCGCCGCCGATCTCGCGCGCCTTGCTGGCATAGTCGGAGAGCGCCGCCGTGACCGCCTGCCAGCCTGTGACGGCCGCGTCGGTCGCGGGCTCCGCCGCAGCCGCAGCTCCGGCCGCCGCGCCTGCACCCGTGGCGGCGCGCCCAGCATCGCCAAGCGCCGTCTCCAGCCGCTCGGCCGCGCCGGTGGCCTCGGTCAGCGCATCGGCACTGGCCTCGTCGGTGCCGCGCACGGCATCGCGTAGCGCCTGCCAGCTTTCGAGGGGTGCACGGGCTCCCTCGGCCAGATCTCGCGCGGCCCCGCGATACAGGTTCGCGGACTCGAGCGCGCGGGCGGCCGCGTCGGTCAGGCCGAGATCGGGCGCGGTGAGCGGGTTGTCCTCGAAGGCCCGGTCGAAGGCCGCCTGCGCTGCGGTGGTCGCTGCAGTCGCCGCGCCCTCGAAGCGGTTCTCGATCTCGCCGAGCTCGAGGTCGGGCACCAGCGAGATGCGGCGCTCGGAGCCGAGGGCTTCGAGCCCCTGATTGATGCCGCCGATGAAGCCGTTGATGCGCGAGACCACGCCGTTCAGCATCGCCTCGACGCCGTCGACCAGGCTGTTTGCTGCCTGGAACGCCAGATCGCCGATGGCGGCGGGCAGCAGGCCCCAGATCGCCTTGATCGCCTCGTAGGCGCCTTCGAAGGTGTTCGCGGCGGTGTTGCCGAACGCCACGACGCTCTCGATGGCGCTCTGCATGCCCGACGCGGCATCGGCCTTCAGGTCGAAGAACATCGCCGTGGCGGCCGCGCCCGCCGCAGCAGCGCCCATGCGGATCCGCTCCCAGACCTCGACGGCAAGATCCTTCAGAAGCGACATCGCCTCGCCGAAGCCGCCCGCGCCGGACACGAGGCGGGTGAACTGGTAGACGAGCTCGCCCGCGCCGACGACGAGCGCCCCGATGCCGGTACGGATCAGCGCGCCGCGCAGGACGACGAGCGCTGTGGCGAGGCCCCGGACGGAGAGCGCGGCGGCGGCCATGCCGGCGACCCAGCGGCCCGCGAGGAATGCCGCGAAGGTGGCGGCATAGGTGGTCAGGCGACCGATGTTGTCGAAGAGACCGCGAATGGCGATGCCCAGCGGGCCGGTGCGGCTGGCGACCGCCGCCATGGCGTTGGCGACGGCTTCAAGCGCGGGCGCGGCCGCAACGGCGAGCTGGTTCGACAGCCCGCGCCAGATCAGCCCGAGCCGAGAGATCGCATCGTTCGTGCGCTCGATCTGGTCGGCATCCTGCTCGGAGACGACGACACCAAAGGCGAGGACGTCCTCCGTCGCCTGGCGCAGCGTCGCGGTGTCGATCCGGCTCATGGCGATCGAGCCTTCTTCGCCGAAGAGCTGGCCCGCGACAGCCGCACGTTCGGCGGCGGGCACGAAGCTCTCGATGGCGGCGTTGATCGCACCCACGCGCTGGTCCAGCGGCAGGGCGATCAGCTCGTTGGCGGAAAGGCCCAGCCGGTCGAGCGCGTCGGCCGCGGGTCCGGTCCCCGCGGCCGCCTGACTGAGGCGACGCGTCAGATCCTTCGTGGCCTGTTCGATGCCGGACATCGACACGCCCGCAAGTTCCCCCGCGCGCTCCAGCGTCTGGATCGAGGCGACGGTGGTGCCGAGGGACTGGGCGAGCTTGGCCTGTGCATCGACGGTCTGCAGCCCGGACCGGATCATCGCCACGCCAGCGGCGGCGGCGGCCGCCACGGCAGCAGCGGCAGCGACCCGGACCCGGCGGGAAAACGCAGCGAGCCGGGCGTTGGCCGCTTCCATCTCCCGGCTCAGCCGTCCGAAGCCGCGCGACCCAGCTTCGCCGACACCTTCCAGTTCGGCGCGCACCTGCCGTCCACCCACGGCCGCGAGGCGGACGCTAACCCGTTTTTCCGCCATCGGAGTGATCCATCTGTTCGTTGAGTTTGGCGACCATCACCGCTTCGATGACGGGCAGCAGTTCGGCCATGGCGAGCGATGGCACGCCGAGCGCGTCACCGAGCGCCAGCGCCGCAGTCATGTCCCAGCCAATCACTGCGCCGGGCAGGACGCGCAGCTGGCCTCCGAGGCGGCCGACCAGGTCCCAGACCTGCCAACCCTCCGGAGTTTCCGGACGGTTCAGCCGCGCCGGGCAGTCCGGGCAGGCTTGCGCGCAGGCTTCGCAGTAGCGCTCGCCCCCGCCGAAGGACCATTCGGCGAGAGCGCGGAGACGTTTTTTTCCTGCTCCAGCAGCAGGCCCTTCGAGACGTAGGTCAGTTGGAAAGCCTCGAAGATCGGCCAGACATCGAGCAGCGCGTCGATGGCCTCGGGCCTTGGGTCGATGGAATTGCCGTCGGTGTCGCCGATGCCCTCCCAGGCGAGCACGGCCCGCCGCGCGAGCGCCTTGGCGAAGGCGACGGCGCGCTCCTCGTCGGAGGCGTCCTCGGGTACCGCCTCGACGGCAGGATCGCTGCGCGTGGCGACCATCAGCGCGGTGGTGAGCGGGCGCAGTTGCACCCGGACGCCGGGCGCGAGGTCATGCCAGCGCGGCGCGTTCGTCAGATCGAGCGTCAGCATCAATAGGTCTCCACGTCGTTCACGAGGGTGGCGGTGCACATCCGGCCGACGACGCTGTCGCGCGCGGCCTGCCAGTCGAAGGTCGCCTGCACGCCCTGTGGCCCGGAAATCTCGATGCGCGGGCGCGGCAGGTAGACGGCGTGCACGGTGAAGGTGAAGCTCTCGCCCGAGGGCAAGACATAGGCGAACTCCATCTCGCAGGCCTCGCCATTGATCGCCTGCGTCACCAGCGTCTGGTCGGCGAAGCGCACCTCGATCCGACCGGTCAGCGCCGCGATAGACGGGTCGGCCCCATCGATGCGGCCGTCGCTCCGGATGGTCTCGATCCGGTCGAGGTTGTTGGCGTAGGTGATCTCGGCAGAGACGACGTTGCCGAGGGCCGAACCGTTGCGCGTGATCGACCCGTTGAAATGGCCGAAGCGCTTCAGCTCCAGCGCGGCGGGAGGTGAGGCGGGTGCGCCGAACGCGCTGGTTGTCGTGCCCACCGTCTCGCCCTGCGCAACCAGCCGCGCGGTTGCCGTCAGCAGGCCCGAGCGCTGCATCTGCCAGGTGATCTGGTCGAGCACGCAGCCCGAGTACATCGCGTAGCGCGGCACCTCCGGCATGCCGGTCTCGATCGACATGCTGGGCAGCGTCCATGACCCCGACTGGAACTCGTGGGTGTACGGCGCCTCCGCGCCCGTGGTCGTGGGTGTTCCGAATGCCGCCTTCAGCCAGAAGCCGAAGGCCTCTGCGTCGAGCGGCACGACGACGTCGCCATCGGCCGTCACCGCGTCCTTGATAGGCGCCAGTGGATCGCGGCCGTAACCGAGCAGCTCGGAGTTGAGGAGCGGCTGCTCCGCACCGAGCGAGGTGCTGGCGAAAGGCATGCGGGTGAAGCTGCTCGCGGGCGGCGTTCCATAGGTCGTCTCGAACGCAAGCGCCATCAGCGCCCGCGCCCCCTGGGCTCGTGCCATGGTGTTCTCCTCGGGTTGTCGGGATCAGCCGAGCGGATCGGCCGTGGAATAGTGCAGCACGACCGGGATGACAGCGGCCTTCAGGCTGGCCGCGCCCTCGACCGGCAGATCAACCGGGCGCGGCGCTTCCGCCGCGACCCAGTCGCAAAGCCCACCGAGCGTGCGGTCGGCGGCGAGTGCTGCGCCGAGGCTGGCGCAGAGCGTGTCGAAGGTGGCGTCACGGTCAGCGCCCTGAACGACAGCCTCGATCTCAGCGCGGTGCTGGTAGTGGTAGGCCAGTGGCGACAGCGTCACCTCGGGCTCCCCCGGCTCGCCGTCACGCAGGATCAGTAGGCCACCGGCCTGAACGCGCTCGGGCAGCACCTCGCCGCGCAGGGCGGTCGCGGGCAGCGCTGAGAGCCGCGCGTGCAGCGCGGCGAGGATGGTTTCGCGTGGGGTGGGCATCCCGATCCGTCCTCGGCAGTCATTGCGCACGCGGTTCTGTTCTAGCGCCGGGCAAAAAGTGACGATACGGTCACGGCATGTGCAATGCCGTAGCCAGATTTTGTAGTCGAGGTCGTAGATGACGGCCTACACTGACTTCAGAAATTCCATTGCTTCGGCGAATAGCCTCACGGAGATGTACAAGGAGCTTCGCAGAAGTCGCGGTCTTGGGCAGCGCGGCCGTCTGACGGCAGAGAATGAGGATCTGCTTTGGCTGCCTCGGTCTGCGATAGTTATCTCGATCTCAGCTCTTGATGCTTATGTGCATGCGGTTCTGTATGAACGCATCCCGACCGTGATCAGTACAGGAACCCTGCCTGATCCATTGGCTAAAGCGCTGTCCTCCATTATGCCGATCAAGGACGCGAATACTTTCCGTGATGCACTGCCGATTATAACTTCTGCAGCACCCCAAGGAGAACTCGCCACAAGGCTTCGCACAAAGACGCTGGAGTTTTTGTCCTATCAGGCACCCGAAAAAATCCAGGGGGCTTATGAAATGATCGGACACGATAGTGTATTCGCATCTGTCTCGGCGCTTTGGCCCGGACCCAACAGTACCGAAGATGATCTAAAACGCATTCTCGCGAATTACGTGAAGCGGAGAAACCAGATCGCACATGAGGGAGACCGAGAGGCAAACGGCACCGTGCGCCACATCCAGCCCCAGTATGCTGACAAGGTTGCGAGCTTCGTCCAGAACCTTGTCAACAGGCTCAATCGAATTGTCTATCCGAATGAAGTCATCGAGGAAGCCTGACCGTTTTGGAGATGCGATCATGGGAGTTGGAACTTCGGCTGCAACAAGCTGGCTATCACCTCGTTTCTAACCATTTCGCCACGATCAGCCCCGGCACGCTGTCCAGCGCCCGGTTCGCATCCCGCGCGAGGTCCAGCCGCTTCGGCAGCTTGACCTGTGGCACAAGCAGGAAGATCGGCGCGGTGACCTTGCCGCGCCCGGTCTTCGAGCGTGACACGACCGCCTGACCCTTCGTGTTCAGCCGTCCCTCCGCTACCAGCAGGCTGGGGCCCATCCGGCGATAGACGAAGCGCAGGCGCAGACCGCGTCGCCGTTCCCATTCACCGGGCGTGATCCTGCCACCGCGGAGGGACTTGCCGGCGGCGGGTAGCGGGATCGCCAGCCAGAACCCGTCTTTGGAGCGGATCAGCGGCCCCGAGTCATGCGCGCCGACGATCACCGGAGCCTTCGACCAGACCAGCGCCGCGGCATCGAGGCTTTCGCCCGACCTCGGGAAGTTCTGGCTCCGGATCGAGTTGGCCAGCCGGGGGCCGAGCCCCGCGCCGGTGATCTGCAACCGCCAGGCCGACTTCAGCCCGGTCCCGGCCTCGCGCATGGCGGCCGTCACGGCGCGTTCGCCCGCCGCGATCTCGGCCGCCATCATCGCGACGATGTCGGGATCGATGTCGAGCTTCAGTTTCACACAGGCCTCAGATCCACGGTCCAGACCAGCCGCTCGCGGTCGCGGACGGGCTCGCCCTGGATGAGGAAGGCATCGCCGTCGATCTCGATCCGGTCGCCGGGACGCGGGGTCGCCACCTCGGTGACGCGCAGGTCGATCCGCGTGGTCTCGGACCAGAGTCGCGCGTCGCCGAAGTCGGAGATGACATCCGCGCGCCGGGCGACGACGCGCACCAGAACCGGCGCGCCGCCATCGGCGATGTAGACCGCGTCCCGGCCGATGTTCGGATCGGCGAAGAGCGCACCGACGGCGGCGGCAAAGGCGCTCATCAGAAGGCTGCGTTCAGGCGGACCCGGCCGATGGTGTCGCCCGCGCCGCTCGCCACCGCCTCGACGGCCACGCCGATGAGGGTGTTGTCGGTCGCGACCGTGGTGCAGCGCTTGTTGGTGTCGTCCCAATAGACCTTGGCGCCGACGGTCCACGCCTGAGAGCCGACCTTGGTGATGTCGAACACGCCGACGAGCGCGGTCTCGATGGGCTCGCCGAGGGCC